ATTTTTTACAGGCGATGCACCAAGGATTTGAGAAAGCATCAAATTATGTACAGACCACTAGCACTTATATGACTATGGCTAGTTGGTTTGGAGTTAAACTCGGTCTGAGTAAGAAAACGCAAAAGAATCTCAATGGACTTAGCCAAAAACTCGCTGATAGTGATCCAAGTGACATTGAAGCCATGGCTGACACTATGGCTAGTGCAGCAGGTCAACCCCGACCAGATGGTGGCTGGAAAGAGAAAGGTAAGCGTATGATGGAGAAAGCTACTGAACGTAGAAAGGGAGCAGAGATTCCCTTTGTTTATGGTGGTGTTCAAGCTCCTTCTATTGAAATGACTGAGATTAAATCTGAAGTTAAAGAATCGGTTCTTGAAGGCATTGTATGTGCTGTGTGTAAGACTCAACTGAAGAGTATTGAAGAGTACGATCAACACTTGCACGTTTATAAATATTTTATAATGATGCCAACCGAATATGTGAGATTTACGTTTGAGGAATTTGAAGAACAAGGAAAGAAATCTGAAGCATCATTGATTTGTGGTGAACGCATATATGCATGTGTTTGTTTAGAACCAATTCTCAATCCTTTGGGTAATAGTGAGAATAACTATTTCGATGCCCAGTTTTTCATGTTTGATTATTTTATTGACCCTTTGACGTATTTCATGCGTGATCCTATACAAAAAGGGGGTGTTATGCCCACTTTTAATCTCTTTACATGTGCAGAAAATGATTGTGCTTGTTGTCGAATGGGTTTTGTTGATAATTTATCGTTACAATCCCATCTTAAGGATTGTAAAGGAACTCGCGATTATAATGAGCATTTGACTTATTGTTTTATCTGTAATTTACCAATAAAAGCTAATGTTGGATCAAGTCAATGGACGAGTCATATTACTAGTGAGCGACATCAATCTTGTCATACATGGATACTCCGCCACATTAAAAGGGCGCAAGGTTTTCCTTTTTATGGGGATCCATGGTTCGTTGCCACTGAGTTTACTAAATTTGGTGTTGTCTATGCTGCTTATGCTGTTACCTTTTTGTTTGTTATCTACTTACTTTATAAAGGATTTTGGGAAGAAGAAGAACCCAAGTTGAAACAGTCTCCGATTGTTGAGACTGAAATTCCCCCGAAGGAGTCTGAAGGAAAATTTGGAAACTCTAAGGGTGGAAAAAACAGTCGTGAGCATGGTGACAATAATCGTCGTAGAATCCTTCAGTTAGTCCAGATGTATACCAATTCAGATATTGCTGATTTTGGACCTGAAGATGAGATGATAGTCACTATTGGTGATAAGCAAAGACGTTTTACTTATGATCAACGTCAACAATTAAATACATATGTGGACGCCTATTATGATGATTTGTTTGAATTTCTTGATGGAGTTGAACGTGAAGGCGCTCCTGATGTTATGGATGTTGTACGTATCTCTCCAATTCTTGACGTTAAAGGTCAAAGTACCGGTTACAAGAGATATAAGTATAGCACTAAGAAAGCTATTGAGGGATTTACTTGTAGTTTGGATTGGGTTAATAAATTCTGGGGAAGGAAAGATGCTCCCGCTCTTGTTGATATAGAGGGGCCCACCCCAGTTGTTAAAAATTCGGAAGGTTTTTGGGAGAGTGCTGTTGTTGGTGCTGGCATGGAAGTTGGTAAATATGTTGCAAAGACTGTGACTTCCCTACCTACCCACCTTACTGCAAGTGTTAAACCCTTTGAGCCTCGCCAGCAATGGAAACCTAAAGAAAGCGAAGGTAAATCGCTACCATGTTTGGCCAATTATTTTGGCACATGCACTCGTTCTGAGTGTAATAAACCCCATGTTGCTGTCGCTGAGGCTAAAAAAATTTTCGCTACACGAAGTTGCTTACGATGTAAGTTTGAGATTGATAGTAAATGTCCCTTTAGTCATGCTGCAATGCGTAAAGCTAAGCCTAAGAAGGCTGAGTCTATGGAAGCTAATTCCAAAGTGCCTATTTCATTGAATGAAATTATTACAGGTACGGTGCATTTAGGAGAACTCAAAGAGTACCAATCACAATGCACACCGTCAGAAAATGGTATTTGGTTTGTTACGCATCCCGCTCAAATCACTTATAAACTTCAGCCTCTGGTTTTGCGTATACAAGACAGAGTATTTGAAATTTCCGCTAAGGAAGCTGAGTGTTTTGATTTAAGAAAAACAGTTAACCCCAAATGGGTCTGTAAATTTGTTGCAACCTCCTCTGTTCGTGATGGCAAGGGGGACGTTTGGGTTTATTACCCGGGCAATATGAGCGGAATTAAGCAGTATAGTTGGTCTAAACCTTTACCACTTGCTTTTACAAAGGTACACATGAAGGGAAGATTACCGTCTGGCAGCGGATGGGTTGCTCAGGGTAAAATTCTTACAAACACACGTTTAATTGTTTATGATGTACCAACGCAAGTTGGTGATTGTGGGCTACCCTTGTTATCGAATGATGGTCAATCCATTCTTTCGTTACATACTGGCGGTTTGAAATATTCGGTTTCCGCCAATGAGGGTGTGCCCTGGTCAACTTTTCAATGAGCCTCCGCTTACCGGTCCAGGCGTTCAGGGCAGCATTTCCAACTCTGAATGTGGTAAGTGGGGGGTCACTGGACTGGGATCATCAATGTGATCTCGATCTGGGGTCTATGTGGCGACTTCCGGATTATAAAACGGGAAATAGTAAGAAAATGCATAAGGATAATTATTTTTATGATTGGCTTAGTATGGTTTATGAAAAAGAAGGAAAAAACATTGAAGAAGTTCACAATGTTTGGCGATATGGAGTGCCTGGTCGATTTAGTGCAATTAAGAATTGCGCACGTTATTGTACCCCACTCTCGCCACCTGATATTAAATTAGTACCATTATGCCAAGATTGGTGTGCTAGGAAATTTCGTTTTATGGGAGACAGTAGTATCGATTGGAGTTTTGATTATGTTAGAACCCAGTTAAATTTGAATAGTTCTCCTGGTTTTCCTTACACTAGACCTTATAAAGGCAATCCTGCATTTAGCACGAAACGCAAGTTATTTGAAACTAAGTTGGAATTCGCAAAAGAGGAATATCAAGAATATCTTGACAGGCTTAGCCTGTTAGAATTTTCGTCATGCGAACCATATACTTTATCACCGAAGAGTGAATTGCGTAAGATATCAAAAATTGAGAAAGATGATTTTCGTGCCTATACTGCCGCAAATTATAAAAATACATGTGCCGGTATCGGCGCGTGTGGTGATATGTGTGCAAAATTTTATGATTCTTGGGCACACAGTCCCGCTTTTGTTGGTGGTTCTACTTTTAATTCCTGTTGGGACGTTCTCTTTAAACGTCTTTCAAAGCAC